GGGAGTTAACACCGAAGTCATTGCTGAGAAACTAAAGCAGACTGAACCATACAAGATTCGCTTTAAGGGTCTAACTGCTTTGCAGCAACGCGGCATTACGGATGTCAGTAACGAGGGCGACTACCTTCGCCTTGAAAGTTCATACCGTAAAGTATTCCGTGATGCAGGATTGCAGTCTTTCCTTGGCAATGCGGGTAGTCAGTCAGAGTATGATGCTATTGCGAAACTTGCTGGTGACTTCAGTGTCTCCGTAGAAGAGGTTCGTGACCGAGTATCGGACGCGCAACGTGTAGTTGCTGAGACACCTCAAGAGGTTCGTGACTCGTTGCAGAAGTTCTACAACGTTGACCCAGCAACGCTGGTGTCCTATGTCCTTGATCCTACACGGACAAGTACTGAGATTAACCGTCGTGCTAACGCTGCCATCGTTGGTGGCTTTGCCACACGCGCTGGTCTTGAGTTCGGTGCTGGTGTCTCTGAGCGTGTCGGTGAGTTCTTCGGTCGTGGTGGTGACATTAGTGGCACTGCTATTGAGCCTGAACTTACACAGATCGCTGACGTGCAACGCTCTACGAAGCGTCTTGCTGACATTGAGAAGGGTCTTCTCTCTGCTGAAGAGTCAGCACTGTCTACCCTTGACCTTGACATTGAGGCTAAAGAGAAGGTTCGTGGCCTTCAGTCCCGTGAACGTGCACGCTTCGGTGGCACGTCTGCCCTTACCTCAGCCTCGCTATCGCGTGGCAAGGTAATCTAAGTTACCCCTAGTGGGTAGTGTGACCTGAGTATTGTCCAAAAACTGCTCACCTTAAACCCCAGTGGAATCGACCGGCCTCCACTGCGTATTAGCCCGGTAGTTACAGCCACCACTACTTCCCCGAGTTGTGGTGTGGGTAGCGATTAACCTATCAATGAATAGTAAGGGAGAAACGCATGTCCAATTACGAGTGGGATGACGAAGACGACAACGATGGTGCACCTAACGACACCAACGCTATGAAGGAACTACGCAAGGCATATCGTGCCGCGCAAAAGCAGAACAAGGACCTAGCAGAGCAGTTGGATTCGTTTAAGTCGTCTCTGCGTGATCGCTCCGTTAAGGACGTAATCGCATCTAAGGGATTGCCGGACAAAGTATCGGCTCTCATCCCGAAGGATGTTACCTCCGCTGAGGAGGTGGAGGCTTGGCTTGCTGATTATGGTGACATTTTCGGTGGGTCAACCTCAAGTGAGGAGCAGAAGCCTGTGGCTCCGAACCCTGAATTACAGGCACTGAACCGTATTGCGTCTGCGCAATCTTCGGGTCAAACCTTCAGCGGCGACGCTGGACAGTTGGATGCTCTCATTCGTGCGGCTACTACGCCCGAAGAGTTGAATCAGATTCTGTTCAATAGCGCCTCTGGACCGCAGGCTATCTAGCCTCACAACCAACCGTTTCTACTATTCACCTGAGGAGGTGAACGCTACATGTCTAACGCATACACAGGAACTGCTGCTATGGCCGGTCTGGTCCAAGCAGCCTACGATCGTTATGTTGAGTTTGCTCTGCGTTCGCAGCCGCTCTTCCGCAACCTTGCGGATAAGCGTCCCGTACAGCAGGCAATGCCCGGTTCGTCTGTCGTATTCTCATTGTATCAGGACCTTGCTGCTGCAACGTCCACTCTCACTGAGACGACTGACCCCGATGCAGTTGCTATCAGCAACGTCAACACTGTCAGCGTAACGCTGAACGAGTACGGCAACACCGTGCTGAACACCCGCAAGTTGGGTGAGTTCGCGTTCTCTGACGTTGATCCGGCTATTGCTAACATCGTTGCATACAACATGGCAGATTCGATTGACAAGATTGTTGTCAACGTTCTCCGTGGTGGAACGAACGTTATCTACTCCGGTTCGGCTACAGCCACTTCTGGCCTCACCGCTGGTGACGACATTGAGGGTGCAGACCTTCGCCGTGCAGTCGCTAAGTTGCGTGCAGCCAACGCTGTTCCGAAGGACTCCATGCTTTACGCAGCCTACATGCACCCAGAGGTCGCACATGACCTCCGTGCAGAGACTGGTGGAAACTCCTTTGAGGACATCCGTAAGTACACGGACCCGAACGTGGGCAACATCCTGAATGCCACCACTGGCGTTTACGGTGGAGCATACGTCGTGGAGACCCCGCGTGCGTACGTTGCAACCGATGGTGATTCTTCGGCTAAGGTCTACCGCACCATCATCGCAGGTCAGCAGGCTCTTGCTGAGGCAACCGCTGTTGAGCCCGGTATCGTTATTGGTCCGGTCATTGACAAGTTGATGCGTTTCCGTCCCGTCGGCTGGTACAGCCTTCAGGGTTGGGCACGTTACCGCGAGGCTTCGCTGTACCGCATTGAGTCAACCTCGTCTATCGCCTAGTCGTAGACACCTTGTTGGTGGGGGTCATGGTTCACGAAACTGTGGCCCCCATCTTCATCCCTAGATTTTGGAGTTACTTGTGTATGTGCTGACGCTTCCCACGGAGCCTGTCGCCTATTCCACTAACGTCCTCCTCCAGCGTTACCCCATTGATGAGGGTCGTTCGCTGTTGATAACTGGCACCTCTGGTGTGATTACAAGTTTCCCTGACCAGTTAAGTATTGACGAAGCAGACTACTACTTCGGTGGTGGTCGTTTCACGATCTTAACTGATGAAGAATACAACGCTGTTATTGCAGCCGGATTCGGAGAGTATGTGACTATCGAATGAGTATATGCCGCACTGGTTGTGCCACGAAAGATCACGATTCGTATGCCGATTGCTTGATTGCAGCGAACGTTACTGTAAGTGCTACGGCTGTGTCACCACTGAAGTCTATGTATGAGAAGACCAAAACCGATCTGACTGCGTATGGGTCAGCCAGAAGGAATGGTATCCAACCAGAGGGGACGACAGTTGAAAAGGTCCGTCAGGCTGAGACTGCAAGTCGTGCTCTTGGTCGTCCGTATAACGCAAATGTTGACCCCCCGGCAAGCATGATTGTTAATAAGAATGCTGCTCGCTTCGTGAATGCGACTGACTGATGACTACATTCTCCCAGATGACTGACCAGACCCTGATGTATTTGCAGGGCTTTACTACTGTGCAGGATCAGGCTACGTTCCTTACGGAGTCTGTCTCTGCTAGTGCTACGACACTGAAGGTGTCTGACACTACTGCTATGTCCCGTGGCATTGTGGAGATTGACACGGAGTTGATCTTCGTGGACAACGTGGACACCGTATCGCAGAACATGCTGTTGCCTCCTTATGGTCGTGGCTTCCGTAGTACTGATGCTAGTAGCCATGCTGCTGGTACTCGCGTGGTGTCTTCACCGATGTTCCCTCGCCACCTTGTTAAGAATGCTATCAACGAGGCTGTCCGTGCTATGCACCCTGAGATATTCAGTGTGAGTGAGACGATCTTTAACTTCAACCCTGCCGTGTCTACCTACCCACTACCTGCTGGTGCTCTAGATGTACTCCAGATTTCGTGGTCTTCCATTGGTCCATCACGGGAGTGGCTACCTGTCCGTCGCTACCGTGTGGATAAGCACGCCGCTGTTGGCTCGTTCTCTACTGGTGCCACGATCAGTCTCTACGATGCTATTGTTCCCGGTCGCCAAGTGAAAGTCGTTTTCACTAAGCAACCTTCTCCGATGCAGAATGATAGTGACGTGTTCTCCACGGTAACTGGTCTTCCTGATTCTTGTGAAGACGTTATCCGTCTGGGTGCTGCTTACCGTATGACTCCATTCTTTGATACTGCTCACCTGTCGGGTATGAGTGCTGAGGCTGACTTCAGTGCGAACATGCGTCCGGTTGGCAACTCTGCTCAGGTTGCTCGCTTCCTCCTGCAAATGTACCAAGTACGTTTTGCTGAGGAGACGAAGCGTTTGCAGTCGATCTTCCCCAACAGAAGTCACTACACCAGATGATAGGAATATAGATGGCCGTTTCTAGGTACTACTCATCGGTTGCCCGACGTACCACGCTTACCTCTGACGTTAATGGTTCTACCACGTCTATGCAGGTTGCTGCTGCGACTGGTTGGCCGTCGCTGTTCCCTTACACTTTGATCATTGATCAAGACACTGTATCGGAAGAGATTGTTACGGTAACTGCCCGTAGCGGTACATCTTTGACGGTGATCCGTGGTGCTGATGGTACTTCTGGTACTGCTCACACTGCGGGTGCTTCTGTGGAGCATGGTGTTTCTGCCCGTGACTTTGAGGAGTCACGTCAGCATGAGGACAATACGGAGAACGTGCATGGCACGGCTCTGGGTTCTGCTGTTGTGGGTACGACCGATGCTCAGACCCTAACCAATAAGACTCTGACCTCACCGGCTATCTCTGGTGCTACGGTTTCTGGTACTACCACGAACTCCGGTACGATCTCTGGTGGCACCGTTAATCCTACTACTCTCCAGCAGGGTGGTGTGCAAGCGGTTACAACTACGGGTACTCAGACGGTCAGCAACAAGACCTTAGGTTCTAACCTTGCTGCTGGTGGTTTCAAAGTTACGGGTCTGGCTGATCCGACTGCTTCTGGTGATGCTGCCACGAAGAACTACACCGATACAGGCATGACCAGTCAGGTTGTGGCTGCTGCCGCTAGTGCCTCTGCTGCTGCTACATCTGCTAGTGCCGCTGCCACTTCTGCCAGTGCTGCAACTACCAGTGCTAGTGCTGCTGCTACCAGTGCTTCCGCCTCTG